AAGTTAACGATGCCTATACAAACGGTTACAACGATGCTCAACTGGACGACCCCTACACCGACACGCTTGGGACGTTTAAGGCGCTGATAATTGTGCTGGCGGTATGCATCGCCGCGACGCTGCTGTTTTATGTATTGTGGGGGAAGGTATGAAATTAAGCCAAGGTGAAGTAGTCCAAGGTTTAGTGGATGAATTGCTAGAAACAATTCACAAGTACGATGAGGTTATGTTTCTGTCAACCGCCATTGGATGCTTGGAATTGGTCAAGCAGCAATTGATTAACGATAGTTTAGAGGACACGTTATGAGCAAAATGACAAAGTGGTTTCCCCCGCACATCAAGCCTTGTCGGACTGGCGTGTATGAAGTCGATGACGATTACCGCCTCCCAAGAACTTTGCCCATCTATGCAAGGTGGGACGGGCTAGAGTGGTCAAACTCAAGCTAACACACTCATCACGATGAGTTGCATTACACATCGTATGGGGCATCACAAAATAAAGTATGGCGCGGTTTTAATAAGGAGCAAACATGACTACATACTACTGTGTTCATTGCAAGCGCCCTGTGTACACAATCTTAATTAAATGTAGGAGTTGCGGGAAATGACCAAAGAAGAAGCACTAAACCTAATCAAGCTGCTGTCTGCACTAGAGTCGTGGGCATTCAGTACAAAAAATATGTTACCTGACTATTTGCATGATGACCTGTGCGTGTCCATAAAAAAGCTAGAAGCAATCGTGTTAAAGGAGCAGACATGACAGGATTTAAATCAAAGAAGGCAGCGGCGCTGGATAAGTTAGCACAGCCAGCGCAGGAGCCTTGGAGGGAGTCTGCCTCAGACTACGAGCGCGGCGTTATTGACGGAAGGCAGAAGCAAGCGCAGTCCAGCGTGGACAAGGCGGTCAACAGGATGGCAAAGCGCCCGTGGGTAGGGTTGACAAAAGACGATACCTTGGAAATTGCAGAAAGACTAGGGTTGGCTGATGTTGCGTGGCTTGATTTAATGGTAGCGATTGAAGCCAAACTAAAGGAGCGCAATGCGTAAGTCAAGCCACAATGCCGTACGGGCCGCGCTACACAAACACCCAGACGGGCTGACAGTGTTTGAGTTGCACTACCGTTTTAACATTCATCAGTCCACAATTAAACGCGCATTGCAGCAAATGCCAGATGCTTACATTGATAGGTGGGAGGCCTATAAAGGTCGTGGCCCACTGCCCTGGCGCGCCGTCTGGTGCGTTGTTGTCCCACCTAAAAACTGTCCTATGCCGAGTAAAGCCTAGTGCCTTTGTTGTCTATTATTAGCGTTTGACCCCTTGGTTTACTCTCGGGGTCATTCGGAATGCTAATGTGTGTCCAACGGTCAAACTCTCGAATTAGTTGGTCATAGGGTAAATCCGCAGCCATAATTGCTTTTACAACTTGGTCGGGGGTCATGCCAGGGACACGAACATCAGCAGCACAGCCGAGCCGGTGCTGGCTTGTGTCCTTGGAGCCAACCGCATCGTTTACTTCTTTGCACCGAAACGCGCTGTTAACCATGACCGGCTTGCCGCCCAACGCAACTTTAACTTGTTCCAAAAAGTTAGCCAAACGGACAAGATTTGTTCTTTCACTAGGACTAGGTTCATTCTTAAACTCTCGATGGTCGGTTGTGGTCAGTTCTTCAAGGGTAAAGTGTTCGGTTAGGTTCATTTGATGGTCTCCTCACCGTGGGACAACTTTACGCCAGCCAACAAGCCGATAAACCCGCCCACAATAGTTTGAAATGCGGGCGAGATGAGTTTGAAGATTTCTGCATTGTCCACAATAGGATTGAACAGACCCGCCATCAGCACCCCGACCATTCCAATGACGACCACACACAGGGTGAAGCTGACCATTAGGGTCACGAAAAACGTGAGTTTTGCTTTCATTTTGATGCCTTGTCTGCTAGTTTTTCAGCAGTTCTAAGACCGCCAAGACCGAGCATTCCAAGTAAAAGTGGCATCATGGTGCCCGTGTCCATCTGCGGAAACTTCACGGGGTGACCATAGAGCGCAGAACCCCACTCGGCTAACGGCCCAATGACGAATTGAACGGCAAACCCTGCGCCGCATATCCAGCCGATAGCTGGCCGCCAGCCGCTGACAAAGACGCTACTACTTGCAGCCTCTACCTTGTTGATCTCCATTTGCCCAGCGATCTGGGTTAACTCACCCGACTGCTGGAGTTTGAGCAGTTCAAGCCGAGCCGCAGACTGCTGTGCAGGGTCAGGAAAAACCCTGTCTAGGACTTTGCCGCCAATGTCAAGCAGTGCTGATACAGGATCAAGAGCCATTGGGTGTTCCTTTGTTCGTGCGGATGTCCACAATCTTCTCGGCAGTCTTACCAGCAAAAACGGCGGTGATGACGATAATCATTGCTTGGCCCAGCAAGTCTACGTATGCGCCACGGGTCTCCATCTCAAAGACGGACAGCAGCGCAAAAAAGAAATAGGAGAACAGCAGGAACACAACCGTGATGGGCTGGATGTTGCGTGCTAACCATGATTCAGTCATCTTGCCTTCTCCATAATCTTGGCCCGTAATGCGGGGCTATCTGATGTGCCTGCCCATTCTGGTAAGTTATTCCAAATTAGGACGTAATCATCCGCGCTGCACTTTGACCTATCCAGCCACGCTAGCATTGCTTTGTGGCGCTCCGCTGGGTCGTGCGTTGTCAAACCAATAACATAAAGTTCTTGCACTGCGCAGCTTAATTGCTTTTTGGGCAAAGGCGGCGGGGTGTTGCTCAAAATTAGCTTGTCTTGGGCAACCGATACTGTGACCAGCGCCAAAAAAAGTATGACGCTGCGCATTAATCATTTGTCTACTTTGTGTTCCAGCCGGTCAAAAATCTTGCCCAGCATTTCTTTGACCTCGCGCATATCGTCCTTGTAATCCTGACGGGCAACATAGATCGTGGGCAGCTTGGACAGATCGGTTTTTAAGTCCTGCACTGCTGTCCACAACTCCCTAGCAAACCATCCGGCCACGCCCATGCAGCCGCCCAGAATAAGGTTGATTGTCTGCTGATCCATTAAATGCCTTCGCCCTGCACAATATAAACAGTAGCCGCTGCCGATGCAAGACCGCTGAAATATGATGTACGTGCAAAGCGCAGAATCTCCACAGCGCCAGGCACTAACACAATGGCTGGACTTGGATTTCCTGAGATTGGCGCAACAGCGTTTGCTGTAGCCAATGCCGCAGTCGTGCCAACACCCAGAAACACCGTATAAACGCTGTCATTGATGATGCGGTATTGACCTGTACCCTGTGCATCCAGTCTGCCGCTAACCAGCGCCTGAACGCCAGTAGGGGCACTAGCCGCCGCAGGAACTACTACGGTCTCGCCAAGTGGGGCAAATGCAATTTGTGAATTACTTGCCATGTCAAACTCCTGATGTATTGAAAGCGTCAATCACTTCTTGCGTGTGAACAGCTACGCAAACAGCTTGGACACGGCTGTCTTGCTGTGCAAAATCTTGGCCCGGCATGACTGTGTGGCGATGAAATGATGAACTGAGTAGTCCACCATTTTCATAAATTTTTGTCGCAGTTCTTACGTGAACCACGCCATTCTCGTTGATCTCAATTTTGTCAACGACCGTCTTTTTTTCGAGTTGCATGATTTTGCCTTTCAGAATTAAGCAGTTTTGTAAGAGCCAGAAACGATGATTGCATCCGTGTCTTGATTACCAAGTACCAGAATTGACCCGCTAATATTAATCCAGAACTGTTGAGTTCCAGAGTTAAACGCCCTGACGCGCAGAGCGCCAGATGTGTTTGTTGTGTCATCCATCGCAGCAAATACGGCATTGCCACCAACGTTTGCACCGAATGGCAAACCTTTTATAACCCGCACACCACTTGCACCAACAAGAGCGCCAGCGACTTGGCAGGAAAAATAAACCGTGTCGCCAATTTTGGTGTAAATACCGTAATCAGACGCATTTGCAGTGTAAGTTCCAGCAGTTGTAGCGCCTGCCCTAGTTGGCGTGAATGTGCCTTCTTCGTAATCGTCCAGCAGTTCGCTTGTGGCTCCTGGTGCGGTAGGATTGATAGAAAAATCAATTCCATTACCAGCGGTTCCAATGACAAGATTACCATTGGTTATGGTCTGGTCACCAAACCTCGTAGATGGGTTTCCAACAGTTTTAAGCATGATTAGCAGTCCTCAGCGCCATAAAGCGCAGCAAGTTTTTTCATTGATTCATATGCCTGAGCTATAAAATTTTGACCATCAAGAACAGGAACAAAATCAACGGAGCCTGTTTTTATACGAGGCCCATCGCTCTTGTCTTTCAGATAATCAAAAACAGCAGTCATCGACGACTTGTTTCCTGTGATCTCTTTGACCCTGATGTAAGAGACCATTGTTTGATCGCCAAGTAACTCAACATTGTGAGTGATTGTTTTTTTTAAAGCCATTTCATTGTTCCTTCGTTATGTGTTGTCTGCCACTTGAATAAAGTTGACATCATTGCCAACGAACGTGATGCTTTCGAAAGCTCCTAAAGTCACAGTCGCCGCTGCTTGCAAAATGAATCCAGCGTACGTCACACCGTCGCCTTGATTGTGTCGAATGTCAACAGCCCCAGTTCCATCTGCCATCAAAATGATTCTTCGCCCTGTAAATGCCTGCGAAAGTAAAGTACGAGCAACATCAGTGCCAGAATTGGTGAGAATGAAGAACTCGGGATAGTTAAAAGTCGCGCCACGAGTATCTAGCGTCAACGTGGTGCTTAATGCTTCATTGAGCATATAGTTAGGCTGCAACGGCAATCCGTCAAAGTTCATGCTTGACGTGCTTGTAACACCAGTGCTGGAGTTGCTGTTCACAAAACCAAAACCAGGTGATGGTTCAAACGCGCAACCGATGAAGGTAATATCGCTGGATTTTAAACCGCTTCCACCAAGATCGCGCAGTCGCACTGAGTACAACGTATTATTGGCAAACGAGCAACCAGAAAAAATAATGTTTTGGCATTTTTCTTTCAATGCCAAACCTTCATTGCCGTTGTCGTAGGAATTGAACCCAGTCACAACGCCACGCGCCGTTGGGTTGTACGGATCGTAACCAGATTGCATGGAAATGCCTGCCTGCCCGTTACCGTAAGACACGCAGTTGCTTATTGCAAAGTCAAAAGACTCTTGTAGTGCAATGCCGTGTTCTGTATTGTCATAAGTTACGCAATTTGACATGGTGACGAACTGAGCGTATGGAAACGTGATGCCGTTAAAAGCGGTGTTTCCAAATCCGTTTGTGCTGGCAATACAGTCCGAGATCACAACATTTCGCGCATACAAAGCAGTTTGCGCTGGAGATGTTTGTTCACCAACACCAGCCACAACAATTCCGTCATAGAAATTTTGATAAGCCTTGCAACCCCGCACAGTAATGCGGTTTGGTCTTTGAGTTGTTGAGCCAAGCGCCGCGATTCCGTATCCGCCATTGCCATACGCTGTACAGTTTTCAAACATTAAGTCTATTGGGCCGTTAAACAAATCAAACCCGTTGCCAGTAGAGTTGTACGAGGTGCAATTTCTAAACGTGATACTGGATGCGTTATCTCCAAAAACACGTCGTGCTGTGCCGTTCCAGTCAAAATCTATATTTTCAATGGTGCTGTTTGCAATAACTACAAAATTACCACCACCGTCCGATTTAATTTCAGCTTTTGGAAAGCCTACAAGATTTACGCCATCAGGAACAGTAACATTTGAACTAATCAAAAACTCACCAGAGCAAAACACCGTTCCATTGTTTGAATCCACCGCGTTGAAAGCGGCATCAAATGCCGCTGACATATCAGTGAGGCCTGGTGTGGTGTTTGTTCCGTAGTCCAAGACATTCACATAACGCCTAAGAACTTCTTGCACATTTGTTTGAACTGCGCCCATACCAGACGGAATATATGTGACCTTTGATGCGTCAATTCCTGTAAGTACAACCTCGCTTAATCGCTCTGTTGCAGCAGGGGCACTATAAACCACACTGCCGTTCTTGTTTTGCACTTGAATGCTGTAATCGCTGTTGACATACAAGCGTGCTGGTGTGCCTTGGTAGACAGGATAACCACCACTTGTGCGAATTGGCTGAACAGCCGTGATGGTTAGGGCAGAGTCCCAATAAGCAACAATCGGGTTTGTAATTGGGTTCAAGTTGACTGTGCCAATCCAGATGTAGCCATCTTCAAGCGGCTGTCCATCAGCATCCGCAAACGCTGGGAATGGTGGTTCTACTGATAGTGCGGACATTTATTTATTCTCCTGGTCGGCTTGGCGCTCGGCTTGGACTGCTGTCTGTAACCATTGAATCCTTGCGTCTAGTGCTTTCGGCAGTTTGGCTGCATCTGCAAATTTCTGGAAGGATTGTGACATAGCTGTGCGACGAAGAGTAGCTGCGTTAGGCGCTGCCTTACTTGCCGCCTCAACTGCAAGTTTTTGGAATGCCTCATCAGCAAACAATTTTCCTGCCGCTTTAACTCGATCTTCTGCACCCGTAGACATGAATTTGATGATGTCAGGGGCCACTGCACCACCGCCAGGCACCATGCCTGTAATTGTCGTAACAATACGCTGAGTGATGCTGCTTTCCATGACTTTACCAATCAGACCTTCAGGATTTCCGAATGCCTGATTTGCTTTCCCAGTGGTCAAGACATTGGCTCTGGCCTCAGTGATGCGCTTAGAAACTTCAAACAGGTCGCGCAACACATCTGCCGAGTCTTTGCCAAGGGTGTCCACAATGGTCTTGTAGACGGGCGGGTTAGCACGCAGCTTGGGGTATAGATCAGCAAACTCGGAGAATCCGAATGCACCCTTTTCTGCGCCCCTTGCCGACCTAGTAGCTGCTGCTAAAGCTGTTGCCAGCGTCTCTTTTCGAAATTCTTCTGGCACTATTTTCAACAAACGATTAAATTCTCCTGTATCACCTTTACCGCCGCTGATAATTGCTGACCGTAATTTAGAACCCAAACTTCCTTCAATATCCTCGCCAAAGGCATTAACAATACGCTTACCTATTGCTTTTTCTTTTGCCGTTAAAAGATGGGCACTGCGTAATTGTTGGCGCACTTCTGCATCTGCTAACTTTTCAACATTGTCTAGCTGGTCTTTTGCCAATGCGCCATAAATTTCTTTTAATCTACCTTGCGATATGCTTTTTGAATATTCATTCTGCCCAAATTTAATTGAATCACCAATCAAAGTTTTTTCTTCTTTCAATCGACCATAAGGGACTTTGCCAGCATCTGCATCACTTACCATTTTATTAAACATTTTTAGTGTTGCATTTTTCTCAACACCTCCTTCACCTAATCTCGATGCAATTTCTTCCAACTTTGCTTTTAATGCAGGAAACGTAACAAGTGTTTGTTCTGGTACTTTTAAGTCAACTGCATCATATAAAACTTGTGCTTGTTGAGCCGTTGTTTTTTGTTGTTGAATAAGTGAATCTTTAATCTTCTGTGAAACAACAGCAGGAGCCACTGCACCTTCAATAAACTGAGCATCGAATTGCCTGATTACATCGTCGGCCTTGTCCACGGCCTGAGTGACGGTAGTGCGCCATGCTGCCTCGGCCTCACCAGCGGCCAGAGAACGGGTTAGACCAGCAGCTGCTCTAACCTGTGGGTTATCACTGAACACATCGGCAGGCAGTTGGATGCCAAGCCGGTCGGCTGCTTCTTTGGCTGCTACGTTAACTTGGGCAAGATCAGCCAATTGGTCGCGTGCGGCTGTTGACCCCAAACCTTTGCCAGATGCCTTTTGAACTAAATTGTTAACGGTTTCTGTGGTCACGGTTGTGGTCACAGTTGCGGCTGGGGCTACAGGAGGGGCTATTGGTGCGGCTGGGGCTACAGGAGGGGCTTCAAGCGTTGGCTCAATGCGCGGGGCTGTAGGCGCCATTGCTGTGCCCATAGGAGCGCCTGGAGCGCTTGGAGTGCTTGGTGCGCGACCTGGACCTGTAGTGCGCTGCACGACCGTCTTTACTGCTTGAACTGCCGGAGGGACAACGCGCTGAATAATCTGCCCTGCTGGGCCTAATGCGGCTGCCAATGCCACTTCTCCAACGTCTGCTAGTCCCGTGCCACCACCAGTTGCTGCCTGACTTGTTTCAATGGCCGCTTGAGTTGCGCCAGACCCCATAATTGCGCCTGGAATGGTTCTTGCAGCACCAGCAGGGGTAAATGCCGCAAGTGCTGCTCCAATCCGAGGCGCATCTTGTACGGTCAAGCCTGGCTGAATAACGTATTCTTTGCCATTTGTAGGAGAGCGTAAAAATACGGTGCCTTGTTGATCTAAACGATAAGTTAAACCAGGAAAGTTGGCAGCAAAAATCTTAGCTCGCTCTTCGGAACCAGCCATCAATCCGCCTAGTGCCGACTTCAATAGTCCAAAGGACATTTGGTTGGCCTCTGGCATATCGTAGATTGTTCGATTTTCAGCAAGTGCGGCAGCAACTTCTGGCGATGCAGAGCGTTTGCTACCTGTAACCTGTTCGACCAGACTTTCAACAAATCCCATTGGCTTTGGCGGCGTTGCTGGGGCTGCTGGGGCTGCCGGTGCAGCAATTGGAGCAGGAGCAGTTAAAGAACCAACATTCACACCTTTGCGTGCTAATTCACGGCCAATTGAATCAAGATCAGCCTGCGCTCTTGTGTCACCAGCCTGCACTCTACTTTGTGTTTTTTGATACTCTTGCGTCAAAATCTGAACAGCGTCTTTGTCACGATCAGTTTGTTGAGTTGGCGTAACTTGAGCAGCAGGGGCAGTTGGTGTTGCCGCTGGAGGCGTAGTTCCAGCACGAATTGCCGCAACCCGTGCTTTCAGATCAGGCGAATCTTGTGCAACATCATCTGGGATGTTGTCAATCGTGATGCCATCTTTGGTGGTGATGGAATATGGCATATCAGTAATCCACCACTATGTTTTTCTGTCCAGAAGATGGCGGTGCTACTGTTTCTGGGCCAAAAACGTTTTCGGGATTTAGTTTATAGTTCTTGACCACTACGCCAAGCGCTTTTTTATCTTCGCCTGCTTTTTTCTGTGCTGAGTCTAAATATTGCTTGGCTAGGCTAACAAATTCGTTGCGTTGATTTGCTTGTAAGAATTGTCCGTTTTCTGCCTTTTTCAAACTGTTTTCAAGTCTTGTGTAAAGGCCAGCGGTATCTCGGGCTGTGGCAAATTCTGTCTCGCGAACCACTGAACCTGGGTCGAGCATCTTCATAAATCCAGTAATCAAAGCAATGTCGCCTGGCCCAGTTTGGGCTTTAGCAGATGATGCAATATTGGCATAAGTTGAGCCAAGTTCGCCATAGACTTTGGTTCGAGATTGATATTCCTTGCGCAGTTTTTCTTCCTGGTCAAATACTTTAGCTGGGTCAACACCGCCAGTGGCTGCAAGTGCTTCTAGTTCAAGTGCGGCTTTTTGAGTTTCCACACCAAGTTTCTTGGTTGTTGCTAATGCCGAGCCGATCTGAGCTCGTGTCAATCCAAGTTGTTCACCTTTGGTTTGTACATCCAACACCTCATTGGTTCTAGCATATTCAAGTTTTATTGCTGCACTCTCAGCTTGCGCTTTTGCTAGGGCTGCATCAGCTTTTGCTTTCTCTGGTGCGCTGGTGGCAGTGGCCTGTGCTGTTTTTGCATCTGACTCAGCTTTATCTGCGGCTGCAATCTTTTGCCGCAATTCTGCTGGGGCTTGGGCCTCTAATCTAATCGTTGAAAGCACTTTGTCAGCATTATTAAGAAAGTCTGTACCGCCAGGCAGTCTTGCCATGTACAAACCAATCGTTGCCTGCGCTCCTGTTGGGTTGAGGTCAATTAACTGTATGGAGTCTTCGGTTGCCTTGGCTTCATCTTCGCGCCCACTACTGCGTAATGCATTGGCTTTATCTGTCAGCTTTTGTTTTGCAACAGGAAGATTGCCTGATTTAATGGCTGAATAAACTTCAGCGCCCATACGCAAATCATTCTGTTGTTGCTCTTTGGTTTTTCTTTCAAAACCTTGCGTCACAATTGCTGCTTGATCTTTGGGCAAAAAGGCTACTACACGCTCATAATCTGCGGCTGTTGCATTAGGGTTTTTGAATAAATTTGCAAGTTCGGTCTGAGTTGCTTGTGCTTTCACTCGGGCTTGTTTTGCTGCTTCAATTTCAGCAACTCCAGCACCAAGTTTCAAACCACCGATTGCGGCCTCAAATGGACTTTGCACGTCGACTGAATAGTTAACAGGTGCTTGGAATGGGTTAATCGTTGCCATGTTGTTATCCCTTTAGAACCCTAAACCCACGCCAGCCTTACCGCCTGCGCCATATTGGAAACCCAACATTTGAGCAGGCAGATTAAACAGTTGACCATAAGCCTTGGCCTCACCAAGTTCACCGCCAGCTCTGGCTGCGCCTTGCTGAGATAATAGATTGGCAACATTAACACCTGTTTCCATGCCAGCCGCACCAACACCAGCCGCAGATCGTTGACCTAGAGTTGTCATACCACCTAATCGCCCATATTGTTGTTCAAGTAGGCTTGACAGTAATTGTGGTCTAAATTGGGCTAGTGCGGCTTGAATGTTTCCACCACGTAGGCCACCAGTGGCCGATGCACGCTGGAGTAATGCTTCCTCGCCCTGTCCGGCAAGTGCTTGGAATGTCTCCCCACCACGAATGCGCTCGATAGCCGCAGCCTCTGCCTCTGGCCCTCTTAGGCCCAAGAATGCTTGCTGTGCTTCGAGTGCTGGAATACCGGCCTCCGTATAAGGCTTGAGCAAGGCTTGCATAGCATCAAACTGCCTGCGCTGTTCATCAATGCCAGCTTGTGCGGCTGCACCTTGCGTTTCAGCGGCACTGCCTGCGGCACTGGCTTGCATTGAACTGCCTATGAGTTGGCTTCCACCAACGACTAGGGCTGTGATTGGATCAGGCATTGCCAAACTCCTTCATGTAATCTTCAAATTTCTCGCCATATAACTCCATGACCAAGTGAGCATTTTTTGCAGCAAAGCCTGGTCCATGCGTAATAGATACGGCCATCAGAATCAGGTCGTAATAGCCTGCACGCCAGACGAATGATCTAGCATCGGCTTGGCCTGCACGCTCTGCCTGGTCTGAGGCTTGCCACTTCATGATTGCTGTTGCCAGCAAAGGCACAAGGTGGTGGCTATTGGTGATAAAGAATTGGTTTTGGTGGATGCCTACTAGTGTGTTCCAGATGGCTGCATTCAGGTCTTTGCGCTCTACCGTATCGCCATCGGCAATATCGTCAAACACTTGAATGGCATCGTAAACCATAACAAGCCATTCCACGACTGGCACAGGCAGCATAAAAACCCTTTGCAGGTTTTCTTTGAGCCAATCAGTCATGCACAACTCCTTAATGGGGAAGGCCGCTGGATGCCATAACTCAGCGGATTGATTTTCGCACATTTTGGCATTTCGTCAATCCATCTCAGATTCGCGCTCTTCCCAAGCCTGACAAACTCTCATATCGTTGCAGATAAAGTTCAGTTTTTCGCAGTGGCCTCTAAAGCCTGCGCCCTTGTCATAGGTCGCCAGCGGGATGCGCTCAATCCTGACTTGCGTCATAAAGCTGTTGTCGTAATACTCGCAGTTAGAGCAATGCTTGCGCCGTGCGTCTTTCTCATCACACTGCATGGCCTCGGCCAGCCCCACATAAAACTCTTTGTTTGCGCCTGGTTCATTGGTCGGCACTTCGGGGCCATAGTTCCAATCCTGCACAGCAATGGCATAGTTCTTTTTATTCTCTGCTGTGGTAATAAAAACCTCATCCATCGGCAGGCCCATGAATCCCCTGGGCATCATCATAAATTTGTCCATGCTGTTCTCCTTATGAAATTTCGCGGCCTGATGCGCGGATAGTCAGGGATGTTGCCGCCCCTGCCAGCGTAGATATAAACCCACCAACATCGAGCGCCTGACCCACTAGCTCGGGGCAAGTGTAGGTCTCATCAGGCACGATGGTTCGCGCATCAATAATCAGGTTCGATGCCGATGCTGAACCAGAAACAGTGACTAGGTTGCAACTGAAGGTTACATTGTTGCCACTGGTGTTTGTCACCGTGAATTTGTCAATAATCGCCTTGACATTCGTTGCGGTGTATTGGGTGGTCTGTGCGTTTTCTGCCTGCTTTGCAGGGATAAGCACCTTTACTGTGACGGTCATAGTACACCTTCAATGTTGTTGTTGACTGTAAGAATTATGGACGGAATTGCCGGAACTGGCGCTGTTGCTGCAACCGCCAAAACTTCAACGCTTAAATCAGTAACTGAAAACATGATCTCAACGTAATCATTGGCCTTAAGGTCTAAAAACAAGTTATATGCTGAGAATATTTCTGC